GGCGATACAAACTCAAGTCTTGTTTGTATTTCAGTTGTTCGCTTTCCTCTTCGGTGTATAACCAAAGCCCAATCTCTACCACGTTGTCTTTGATAACTGATCCTGGTGCCATTGCTCCAAGTCCACCTGGGAACATATGAATATCCCATGCTACTTCTGCGTTGGCTGGAATAGTTCTGCATACTCCTGCAGGAACTATCTCTCCCCACTTTCCCATAGCATACTCAGTTAACATACCCACTCTGCCTCCCTCAGTTATAATACTGCTGTTAGCATGATGTACTACTGCTTTGGCATTGCCACGTGGTTTAACTTGTACTGCTTTAATGCAACGGTCTTCGCTTAGTCCTGTTGGAACATTGTGCTTGTGCCACAAGTCGTTGCCACTTGCTGGAATGTCGATTGCCACACTTGCGATGATTGAATCCGGCGCTCCAAAATCTGCTTCGAAACTCCATGCTTCCGGATCTCCTAAGTTTACTGGCTGTAATACTTTATCCGGATCTCCATATGCTGATCCATTGTCTACCCACTCAACTACTGTGTCTATATCTTTTTGCGATAAACGCCAATCACCCTGCAAGTCCTGTATGCCTATGCCGTGATCGTATGCATAAGGTGGCATTTCTCTTTTCATTACTTTAAGTGATATTAAAGGTGCCCATGGACGTACTTGCTCGTATGTTTCAAAGCTCATTGGTCCTATGCCTCCAGAACGGTGACACACTACACAGTTATCGTTGATGATAGTTGCTACTTCGTTAGTGTATGTTTGTGCTGATAGGATAAGTGGGAATAAAGCTACTAGTGCTGCTGTAATATATTTCATTTATATATCTCCTGGAACTGTATAGTATTTAACCTATTACAATAAGTTCTAGAGCAGTTTATATGCGTTTGTTACAATTTGTTGCATCTATAACAGTATATAGACACTTCGTGTCTTACCTTACTACATTCAATCGTTTCATTTCATGAAACTTATTCATTTGTAAGATATATTTATTAGAGAAGAACTATTAAACGTTATCAAGAAAGTGGAGTCATAATTCACCTGTTGCCAGGTGAATATAAAAAAAGGGATCTGATGGTCGTCATCAAGATGAGCTTCGTCACTATTACTCGGGTGCTACTAGGAACCGGTGAGCCTTCTGTCCCCAAACACTACCGTCACTGTACCTTGCGGTACCTCACGGAAAATTGTATAACCTAGAATAGTTTAGTTATACAAAATTGTAGGTTGCTTTTTCTCATTGCCTACATCGTTTTAATGCATGTATCGTTATGTTGCATCTTTACGACTACAACCCAGTATCTCGCACCGGGTGCATTGCATTGCCGGATTGTCAAGGGTAACAGTTTATAGCCCTGTCGGGGCGGTGTAGTGCCTTATGTGTTTGACTTTGTGTCTGTGTGTTTTGACTTGGTGTCTATATGTGCCGTGTTCGATATATAGTTATATCTATTTCAGAGATTCTCGGAGGATTTGTGAACCTCCTACTCTGACGTTTATTATACCATTATAATACTCGTCTGTCAAGAGAACTTTGCGATTAAATTGTTCTTCCGCTTCTAAGTAACTTGCAACGCCTCTACTTGGGCATACATGCAATATCTCTCTTGTAAATTTATCTTCACCTAACGCTAAAACATCTGCTTGGAGATTATCTGAACTACCCCAATAAGTACGCCAGTCACTTTCTTTTGTTCCTCGACGTTTGTTCTTTTTGCCTTTAAGTGGAGGCTTAGTAGTTTTAAACTTTGCTAACTTCTTGCCAATGTACTTTTTGTTATTAGTGGTGTTGGTAATTAGGTACACAAATGCTTCACAGCCTTCGGGTAATTCATCTATTGGTTTGTTGTTATGATGCCATTGCATAGTACATAGTTATCCACTGCTGATGCTATGCACGAACTTATATCGGCTAATCTGTTTTAAGTCTGGCTTTTGTGTAAGTTTACCTAACGCAATATGTCCTATTGCTAACTTTAGGTCGTCTACCGGATGCGGCAATTTGTGTGCAACTTGCATACACCAACGCCTTACATGTTTTGTAACTGCTTTTGCATCAACACATTGATCCTGTGCAAACCATGCAAGTAAATCGCTTTTAATTATGCTAGTAGGAATTATATGTTCTTGCGGAACATCTATATCATTGTCGTAGCATATTTCCATTATGTGTTTACCTACATGTGGGTAGTTCATGTACAAATGATTATCTAGTCTAGTAGGTGAGAACAATTCATAATCGCTGTCCTCTAATGGTTGCGGTGCAGGATTGCCAGTTGCTGTGCTAATTAAAAAGCGTCTATTTTTATTGCCTGTTATATCTTCTAAATGATGTAAGTGATAGTTAAACATACTAAGCCAGTCTCGCAATTCACCTGACTCGGTGTGTACATGATCTGGGAAGTTTTCGTGAAGTCTATTTAAGTCATCACTGCCTGTAAATATTTCAGGCTTAATACGTTTGATGTTTTCTATACTGTGATCTAGTTTGGCTTGCACTTCTGCTATTGTTTCGCCCCAATTGTAAAACTGAGTACGACTCACAAACTCGTAATTGTTATCTTTGTAGTTGTTCCAAATTAACTCAGCAACACGGTTGTCAAATAGTTCGTATGTAAGTGTGTATTCTGCATTACGACCTAAGTGTATGTCAATCAACATATTCTGTGTCTGTGTTGTATGCAGTGAATCCACCTTCCTTTACAACTGTCAACACATTATTTACTCGACCTACTAGTTCTTCTTTGTGTGAGATAAGGAAAATGTTCTTACCTTGGTCCCTATTCATCTTCTTAAGGATAGCTAAGGCGTTCTCTACACCCATTGTGTCCATGCCAGAGTCTATTAGTTCGTCTATGCACATTAAGTTCATAGGCGCATTTAAACTCTCATACATGTCTCTGAATGCCCAAGATAAGCCTAAAATAAGTCGATTGCGTTCGCCTCTGCTTAGATTATCAAAGTCTAAGTCACGGCCATATTCTGTAATTTCGACGTTTAAATCGTTTGCAAATTTTACATCATGCGGCAATCCTAACTTATCCAAGTACCATGCTAACCTATGATTTAGGTATGCAATATTCTGATCGATAATTTTTTTACGAATAAAACTATCCTTACTGGTCAGTAGCTTATACAAGAACTCTTGGTGATCTTTTAAGTGTGTAAGATCGTTTATTAATTCGAAACTTACTTCCTGTAACCCTGTTTCTCTAAGTAAGTCTATTTGATCAATGTACGGATTCTCATCATCTTGTTTAGTTTGGTACTGTTGTGCAAGTGATTCTAAATTATGTTTGTGTTCGTATGCTTCTTCTACACTTTTATAAAATGTAGTTAGTGTTGCAGGAACAACAATTTCTTCAAGTGCTTCAGATAGATCGGTTAGTTTATCTTCACTAGAGGAAGTGTATTCTTTCTCTTCTTCTATCTTGCCTTCTAATTCTTTAGTATACAATTCGTGTGTACTTAAATGTGCTGTGCCTTGTTCGCATGTAGGACAAACACCTTCTTTAGCTTTTAGTAAGTTTGCTTCATGTTCTACTAACCTGCCTTTACTGCGAGTGTAACTTGTTGTTAAACTTTTTACTTCTTTGTTAATAGTAGCAACAATGTCCTGCTGAGCCTTAGCTTCAACATTTTGTTTGTGCGATGCAATTTCGGTATCAACGTCTAGCTCGCTTAGTGTGGTAATTGCTGTTTCTAAATCTTTTACTTTAGTATTGTGACTACTATCCCATGCTTTCTTGCGACTTTCAATTTCTGTAATATTTTTTTCTATACGTTCGTTACTAGATTGAACCGCCTGTATTCTTAGCTCTTCTTCTTTGATATCATCTTTGGAACGTTTAGTTTTCTCTTTGAGCTGTTCGGCTTTTAAACTTAAATCAGTAATGCCTAACAACTGTTCAATCATATCTCGTTGATCATTTGTTTTCATACTAAGGAATGGTTCGCTGTATGTGTTTAGTGCAACCAAATGCTTAAACATATTATGCGGAAAGCCAATTATCTTTTCAATTTCTTTTTGCGTTTCTCTACTGTCGCCTTGTTGTTCTTCGCTTACAGTATTCTCACCATTAACTAAGAACTTTAGTACGTTAGGTCTACGTCCACGTTCGATACGATAATCAATACCTTTAGACTCAAACTCTACAGTAGTCATCATGCCTTTGGCATTTGTTTTGTTGATTAAGTTATCACGACGAATGTTAGTTAATGCCTCACCGTATAATGCATAGCTGAGTGCGTTAATGATAGTAGTCTTACCTGTGCCGTTTCTACTGCCGTCACCACCCATGTCTAGGTTGTGACCTAGTACTAATGTTAGTTGACAGTTATCAAAATTTACTGCTTGGGTATTGTTACCCACGCTCATAAAGTTACGGGCTGATACATTTTTAATCTTTAGCATATTAAATTTCTAACTCGTTATATATGTTGATTAGTTTATCTCTTTCAATTGTGTTTGACTCGATTGTGTCTAATTGTTGCAACACGATCTGGTCAACACTCTCAAACTTTATTTCGCTACCTTCAAATTCCTGCTCTTCTTCTTTGATAGGAATAAGTTGTAACTCTCTTACATTGTATTGCTCAGCAAATTTTTCTTTAATAAATGTTGCTTCTTCATACGATATACTGATATCTAATTTTACACGAGCATAGGTATAACTGTCAAGTAAATTTGCATGATTGTCTAATAACTGTTTAAGACTAAACACTCTGTACTTAGGGCACTCGGACCAGTTTACATATATAGGCTCTTCGTCCCATGTAAGAAACATAGCACCACGTTCGTCATCTTGTGCATCTGCATAGTTATGTGGGAACGCATTACCTAAGTAATGTATGTTATTTTTAAATTGTCTTTTGTGAAAGTGTCCGCTGAATACATATTCTGGTCCACTAAGCATTTTATCATTAATGCCTCCATGGTCTGGCATCTCTACCATTGCATTCATTTTAAAGTATGGAAGTTCAAAATGCCCAAACATGTACTTGCATTTCATCTTTGCAACAGTTTTATAATCGTCTCCTACTAACCACGGCACAATAGCAACATCATCTTTTTCATACATGTCGTCTACCATAACAAAGTTAGATAAGTCACGAGCAAATTCAATACTGTTCATGTCACGTTTGTCTCTGTAATAGAGATCGTGATTACCTGTTATGAAATATACTGTTTCGAAGTTATCATTTAACTTTTTAAGATCACGAACAGTTGCGTTCATGGTTGCAACATTAATACTTGATCTGTGATGCATCCAGTCACCAAGGAAAATACATGTTTCTGCATTCCTTGCTTTTGCTTCTGCAATAAACCAATCTATGTATCTAGCACAATCTTCTAAATGTAAGCGACTGTTTTGCTTTAATCCATAATGGATATCCGTAAAACAGGCTGCTGTTTTAAACAACTGACTCATATAAAACTACTCTGGGTTATTTTCTTGTTCTGCAGCAGCTTCTGCGGCGGCCCGTAGGTTTCGTATTTCTTCTTCATGTTTAATCTGTCTACTGAAACTAGGCATGTGACCTTGATCAATTAAAATATCATCTCTGATAGTTTGATTGCGTTTCTCAATGTTTAATACTCTTGTGAAGCTGTTATTAACAACTGCGGTGTAGTAAGCAAACGGATTATCTGACTTGGATTCGTTAAACTGCAATCCAATTTGAGATAATTGCACTAATGCTTGTCCACGCATTTCGTCTACATAAGTATAACCACGCCAGTTAGCTCTGTGAGAATATCTTTCTACTAGTTTTAAAAACATAGTACCTAATTTATTTGTAATCCTACCGTGGTCGACACTGAACTCACCGTTACTAATACTGCCTAGCCAATGACTACGAACAACTTCGACTAGTTTGTCGCCTTGGTATGCGTAGTGCTTAAATGCTGGGAAGTTTACTTTAGCCTTTGTATCTGCTTCAGTTTTAGGATTCTTTTTTCTCCCAGGCTGTAAAGGTATGTGGTCCATGTTCATAACACGAAAAATTAATTCGTCTAGATCAAATGAGTCTGGGTCTACTGCAAACTCTTTTTGCTTAGGCTTGTTCTTGTAATCTGCCCGATCGTGTGTAGACATTGCTACTGCATACGCCTCACTTTGCAATTTATTTGATTTATTTAATCTTGCCTCTGCAATAATAGTATCGTTGATATCAGTTATGCCAGGTACGATTATGTCATAGTTGTTATACTTTTCATCTGAGATCTGGCAATAAGTAAGTTTACTTGCGTTTATCTCTTTGAGAATATCTTTGTTGTTTAAGTAATTAACTGGTGCTGCTTTTTTCATTTGTTGTTGTACCTCAAGGTTTATACGTTATTATACATTAGATAGTAAGGAAGTCAAGTAGTATTTACCCAGTTTTGGCCAGTTTCAGCAATTATAGTGGTATATATCGATTCAGGTAAATACTAGCATAGGAGAACATTATGGCAGTAAAAGCAGTACTCGGCGCTTATAATAGGCAACAATATTTAACCGACCTAGCACAGGATTTAAATAGCGTAGCCCAGCTTGCACAGACAAAAGGTACAAAGCAACCTGGCATACAAACTGATTTTGATTGGCGAGCAAGACTGCGTCCAAAGAACGGCGGAAAGGATTTGTTTTGGAAAGGTGCTGATGCAGAGGCAGTAGATTATCTACTAAAACCGTTGCATGAAACTAATGGGCTAGTTTGGCAATATACTCCAGACATGCTAGTAAGTGCCCAGGTTAATTACAACCAAACTGACTTTCACGGTCAGAACTATCCTGTAATGACATACAAGAACACAATGCCACCTGCTATTCCAGTAACAGCAGACTTTAGTGCAAACACAGTTGCAGAAGCAAGATACTTATTGGGTGTAATGCATTTCTGTAAAGTAGCAACTAAATCATTTGGTGGTGATGCAGCAGTAGCAAGTGGCTATTATGGTACTCCGCCTCCTGTGCTATTGTTTGAATATTTAGGCCATCATGGTTTTAACAAAGTACCAGTAGTGCTAACATCATACAGTATCAGTTATCCTGCAGATGTAGACTATGTACCAGTACACACTGGAGTCGGCCAAGGAGAGACAACGTATGTTCCTACTATGGTTAACTTACAGCTCAACCTACAACCTAGTTATACACCTCATAAATTGCGTAAGAGATTCGATCTCCAGGCCTTTACAACAGGTAAAAACTACAAAGACGGATTTGTATAATGGCTAACTTTCATAGAGATGATAGTTTTTTAAAAAATACAGGTGTGTATGATATCTTTCTAGATATTAACAACTTACCTAGTGTTCCTAACTTAATTTCAGACGAAACGTATATTATCGAAGCAAAGTATTCTAATAGATTAGACTTACTTGCTAATGACAAATACGGATCTTCTAGGCTGTGGTGGATAATTGCATTAAGAAACCTAGACACAATCAAAGATCCATCTAGAGATGCAGTAGCAGGTTTAGAAATTTACTTACCTAGTAAAAACACAGCACAAACACTAGCAGGAAACTAATGGCTTTAGTAGCAGCAGAACAGTATGAACCGTTTTTGAAGAAAAATGTTGTCGGTAACATTTTAGATCAGGTTGACCAATACCAATACAATTTAAAATTATACATGATAGCTCCGGTAGCATCGCCTGTCGGCGCCCAGCCTGCATCAACTAACGGTTCTGGAAATGGACCAACAGATGCTAGAGAAGACAAACCGACTAATACTAAAAACGAAGGTGGCCAAGGCGGCTACTTACAAAACTCATTTGTTGCAAAACCAAGCGAAACAGTAGTACTTGCACAAACAGGAGTAACAGGCGCACAAATTGATAATCTGGAAATTGTATCAGCTATGGGCCCGGGCGGCGGAATAATACCTTCGCAAATAAATTTTGATATTATACAACCTGGTGCCGCAGACTTTATGGACCAAATTATAGCTGCCAAAGCCCAACTTGGTTGCCCACTTCAGGCAAATGATGTTCCTATATTTTTAGAAATTGTGTTCAAAGGATACAACGGAGATATAGAAACAGCAGAAAATGAAGATGCAGGTGGCGAAGCAATACTAGCAGCCGGACCATATAGATATAGCCTTAGCGTTCATAAAGTTGCATTATCGATAGACGATACAGGAAGCTCTTATGCATTTAGCACAGTTCCAACTAACGCAGGAGCATTCTTAGACAGTTCGTTTAGAATGCCTAAGAAACTAGAATCAATAGGAACCACAATTGAAGAACATGTTGAAAACCTAATAGAAAAAATTAACGAACACAATTTAACAAACTATAATAGTTACCAGATACAAGATAAAATAGAGATTGACTTATCTGGTTTTGTTTCTGGACCGTATGCATTAAAAGATACAAAACTAACAAACACAGGCGATGCCGCAGCTGAAGAGATTAACAGGATTATGAATCCTGAGCTAGAAGGTAAAACAGAAGACGAATACGCAGAAATATTAAACGATAGTGCAAAAGACGAAGGCGGACTTGAGATCGTTGTATCTGAAAATAAAGTAACTGTTAGAGAAGGCGTATCAATTGAACGATACATTGCTACACTGTTATCTATGAACGATGAATTCTTTTCTCGATGCACTAGGTCAACAAAAGCAGAAGCGCCGGAAGATACTGAAGTTGAAAAAGAGCAACCACACATTGATTGGTTTAAAATAAACGGACATATAGAATATATTGGGTTTGATTATAAGCGTAATGCGTATGCTAAAAAAACAGTTTATAAACCAACTATATTTAAGACAGCAAAAAATACCGTACAAGCAAAAACAAATGAAAATTCAGGATTGACAAGTCAAAACGTAAGAGCTAGAATTGACGGACTAGGCATATTTAAAGCATACCATTATTTGTACACAGGGTTAAATGATCAAATTAAGCAATGTGATATTAAGTATGACACCGGTGTTGCTTTACTAGTTGCACCAGCAGGTGGCATGAGCGGCGACTTTGGTACGGTTATGGCTAAAACTATTAGTAATAGTGCATCACCCAATGAAGATCTAACAGGAAACACTCTAGCTACAGCAGCAGTTAAAACAGCAAACAGGGAGGATCAGGGAGCAGCTATAGACAAACTTTTTAATCAAAACACTCCGGGTAGAGAAGCCGACATTGCATCATTGGCAGCTGTAGCAGGTTTCAACGGTGCCGAGATTAAGGATGCTATAGCTAATAGAAAAGGTGCCAATGCTAACAGACTGAAAGAGACACTACAGCGAAAAGGCACAGCCGAAGCACTGCAACGAGCACAGGCAAATGCTAACAGAACAGTTACCACTAGTGATAATAATAAGAATCCAAACACCTCAGGCTATGCTCCTGCTCTTAGCGGTTATACATACGCCGCAGACATAATAGGCAGTGTTAGCGATAGATTGACCCAAGCGGCTGCTTTAACAGCAACGCAACAGTTAGCAGAATCATTAAAGCCGCAACCAGAAGGCGACGAAGGCGATGAGAGTGGACCAAAGGAATCAGCATTAATTCAATCAATACCTAATCCAGCAGAAGACGCAACATATAACGGCTCACCGAGAAATACAATATTTGGATATTTAATGCAACAACACGCCCTGGCTGATTTCCTTGTAGAATTAGATATGGAAATTAAGGGAGACCCGTGGTACCTAGGCCCGCCATCAGGCGATAACTGGGCTAACCAATCCGGAAAGCAAATAGCAGAAAACCAAACTGATATTGGCGGCCTTCGATTAGAAGCCGATGAAAACTATATATTATTTGATTTACAAACGCCTAGGCTTTTTGACTTTAATGTCGAAGATGAAGATGCAAACACTGGGTACTGGAGTAAAATGGGCACATCATATTTTATAACAGGCATATATCAATTGTATAAATTTAGAAGTACATTCTCAGGCGGCGAATTTACTCAGGACATAACTTTAATGAAGCAAACAGCATTAGACTTAAAAAAACAAGAAAAAACAGTTGAGGGCTCGTAATGGGAATCAAATCTAATCAAAATACAACAAGCAAATCAAGCCCTGTAGGTAAAAAGAATGAAAGTAGAAATGCTGTATTTGGCATATACCTTGCAGAGATAGTATCGACAAAAGATGTAAGCAGAACAGGCAGGGTGCGTGTGTTTATTCCTGCAATCAGTAAAGACAAGAACTCAACAGCAGGCTACTTTGATGCAATATGGACAAGTCCGTTTGCAGGAAGTACAGATCCTAGAACTGTAGGTCAAGAAATAGAAAATCCAAAACAGTCAATGAGCAGTTACGGATTATGGGCACCAGTTCCAGATAACGGTAATTTAGTTTTAATAGCATTCGGAGACGGCAACACAAAATACCCTATGGTGTTAAGTTGTTTGTTTGCTGACAAACTAAACTACAGTCTCCCAGGTAATGCAGGCGGCAAAACATATCAAGCACCGGGCCTAAAGTTGCCCACAGTAGAAAAGAATAAAAGAACAGAAGATATTAATCATAACGATACGTTTAGGCCTATACAGCATACATTAGCAGAATCAATAGTTAAACAAGGCTTGGCGCTCGATCCAATTAGAGGTGCTGGGTCATCTAGTGCAAGAAGAGAATCACCCAGTGAAGTATTTGGAATACTAACTCCTGGCCCAAGAGATCCATTAGAATTTAATAATCGTTTAGGCGGCCACAGTATCACACTTGATGATAACTTAGGTTCAAGACAAATTAGAATACGTTCAGCACAAGGTAGTCAATTGTTACTAGACGACACTAGCGGTATGGTATACTTGATAAACAGAGACGGGAATGTTTGGATGGAGTTTGCAAGTTCCGGTGAAGTGTTTATGTATGCAGAAAACGATATTAACATGCGAACAAAACGTAACTTTAATTTACGAGCAGATGCCGATGTAAATATTGAAGCAGGACAAAATGTAAATATCAAAGCCGCCAAAGACAATGCAGGCGCTGAGTACCTGGGCGAAGGCGCTGACGGAGGCGCCGGCGGTCAAGTCAATATAGAATCAAAAGCAGACACTCATATTTTATCTAATTCGAATCTATTTACTACCACAGTGGAAGGTGAGATGCATTTTAATTCAGCAGGTTCATTGTATAACACTACTGGTGCAGCAGTATATAACAAAGCAACAACTGATATAGCAAACGAAGCCGGCGGTAAAGTTACAACTAAGTCGGGCGGTGTGCAAGTATTAGAAGCCGGCGGCAACATAGTTGAGAAAGCACCTAAAGTACTAATGAACAGTGGCGGCCCAGGTGCAGAAACAGCAGACCCAGCACAATCAGCAACACCTATAGTAACAGATACCCAGCCGGACAATCCATCGGGTGCCCCTGGCTACGATAGAGATGCAGAAAGCCCAGTAACAACTGGTGGGCGCCGAACAGGTGAAGCAGCAGGTATAGTAACTATTGTAAGTACGTTGGTTACTTCAGAGCCGTTTATAGGACACGGTATACCGGATCCTTCTAAAGACGACCAAGCCAATATGGTACCGGACGAGAATATCTCACAAAGTCTACCACAAAACAGTAACGGAGTGGGCGGTGGAGCACCAGCAGATGTTAATACGCCAGCCGGACTTAAACAAGGAACAATAGGCGCCGACGGCAAACCTAAGTATACTAGCCCAGCTCAAGTACAGAATAATTTTGCTCAAGCAAAGGCTAAAAAGTTTGATGCGGCTGCAGCAGGCAAGTTAGCAGCAATGCTAGGTTCTAGTATTCCTGCAATACGAACTCCAAAGACAACCCCCCAGGGTACTAGAATAATAGGTCTAGGAGGAATGATCACTAACCAACAGAATAAACTAAAGGCTCTTGCATTTGATAGCAAAGGTTTACCAACAGACTTACAAGCAGCAAATGTTAACGCAATGAGAAATAAAATTGCCATTGCACAAAAAGTTGCAAAAAATCCAGCAGAACTTAAATCATTACTAGAGAAGCAAGGTGTGAATGTCATTCCAGATGGAGACTCTACAATCTATAGTGCTCCGGGCATAAAGGTAGTTGATATTGCAAAAGGAATAGGCCCAGTAGGAACACAGATGCATGCAGCAAGTGGGCTAATGAATACCTCACAAAAAGTTAAAGGAATGGTTAATACTGAGGTAAGTGATAACCAATTAGCATCACTGACGAGTATGGCTGATCATATCGGAACTGATAATTTTAGTAAGAGTAAAGTGCTCATAGCAGTTAATAATGATGAACATGAGAAAGTTCCTAACTTAATGATGGCGCATAGTTCGCAGAAGGTTGCGGGAATTCCCACTATACAGGCAGATCATTATCAAAGAAGAGAGCTTGAAAGTGAGCTGTATCAAATGCCTGACGACACTCCAATTCGAACTTATGATAGTAAAAAATCTTTCGCTAAACAAGCACTAGACATGAAAACTGATAGAGGCTACTATGTTTGGGGCGGCGCTCAAGGGACGAGAATGACATCAACCTGGGTATCTGATCCAAACGGTCATATGACTAGAGGCTATATGGCCACCGCAAAGAAGTTTGACACAAACGGCAACGAGATATATCAAGGGGAAATACCGACCTACGATCCTAGAGGATAACTAGCTCGCTATATTACTTAACTGTTTAACATCTGCTAATTTTTTCCAAGCTACATACTTCGCTGCTT